CAGTACTTTATGGATTTAAGTTTATTTTTCCAGAATGTTAAGTCTTTCACTTTGTCAAAATCAAGGCACATTATACCCGAGTGCTCTATTAAATTATCATTTGACCTTAAACTAAATTCTCCAGAAAAACATATCCAAGGTAGACATTTTTTATCAACCTTACCTTCTCTTACTCGCAACACTATTTGCTTATCCTTACCATCTCTAATGCCACACAAAATATCATCAATAGATTTATATATTGGTGTTTTTGAACTAGCATTACTAAATATAGTTGCCCTAGTCATTTGTAGAACCAAATTTACCGGTTCCTCTTTCACTATTATTTATATGAATATCATTTTCGTCTACAACTTCAATGTCTTCATATAAAATAGGTATAACTATAAATTGAGCTATTTTGTCGCCAGCGCAAACTTCAATCATGTGTTTACCGATATTAAATAGGTGTATATGAAGTTCACCTTGATAGTCTTCATCTCCAACGCAAGCTCCAATTACTAACTTTGATTTTGTTGCTATTCCACTTTTATTAAATCCAATCAACGCTGTGTTTTCTGGTATTGAGTATAATATACCAGAAGGTATTATTACATCATTACCTGGAAATAAATAATACTTTTTCCAATCGTTTGGAACAAAAAAATCAATACCAGCGGATTTAGAGGTACCCCTGCTTGGAGTTTTTACATCTCTGATTTTAGCTATTTTCATTTTATTATTTTGGCTTTAATAAATGGTTCTGAATTATAATTTTTTAACTCTATTTTAGCGGGTGAGAAATTTTGTATAGTTTCATATTTGTATTGTATTGATGGTAAGTCGTGCTCAATTCTATTCAAATATTCCATACATGGCTTAGTATGTTCCTCATATATATGAGCATTGCCTATGTTTATTTTCACTACCCCTGGTCTTAAATTAAACTCATTGCAAATCAACACTAGCATTAAGCTAAATACAGCCATATCGTAAGGCAGTCCTATAAATACATCTGCGCTTCTTTGAGAAACAATAATATTTAACGTGTCGTTTATACATACGAATTGGAAAGCATGATAGCATGGTTTTATATTGCCTTGTGAAATAGAAACAGGGTTCCATAGTGATATTACCATCTGTCTACTATTCTTATTGTCTTGAAGCTCTTGCATTATTTTTCTAAACTGATCTATCCCATTAAAGCTTCTAAGCTGTCTTCCATATGTATCTCCTATTTCGCCAGTTTCATCTGCCCACATATTCCATATAGATACACCATTGTTTTTTAAATAATTAACATTAGTGAGTCCATCTATAAACCATTTTAGTTCGTACTTTATGTTTTTAAAAAACATTTCTTTTGAAGTTAGCATTGGAAATATGCCACTCTTGTTGTTAAACGACAAAGTTAATCCAAACAAAGATTTAGTATTTCCATTACGAGTTTTCTGATACACTCCATTTATAAGAATATCCTTAATTAAATTCTTATATTCTTTTTCATAATTACTATTCATTTTGCCAAGGCATATCTGTTGCTTGTTCCTCTAGTAGACGCTCATATTCATTTAATCCAAAAATATAAGCAATCGCGTCTTTCATGGTGTCTTCTTTTAGATTATAGCGCATTCTACTTAATTTTAATGCTATCATGCATTTCATAAATTCTTTCGGACCAATTTCTAAGCCAGTTAACTGAGTTGCAATAATTGAAGCTCGCTCTAAGCTTTCGTTAAATGGTCCATACTCTCTGGTTTTTTCCTCGCTACGATTTACCATAATGTCAGCCACTTCGTCAAGTAAGTTTTTCATGATTTGTACACTTTTTTCCAGATGTAACCACCTGCGGTTTTAAAATTTTTACGACTATTGTAACAATTTGATATTGCTTGTTTATGTGCTCCAGACGCCATTGATGCCTGTCCTAATGTATCATATTCCCCTACTAGAATATTTTCTAAATTATATTGACGTATTACAAAATTTTCTTTTCTATACGCTGCATGAGCATCACCTATTGTACCCCAATACAAATTATATGCTGCATTATTAAATCTATCAAGATCATGTTTCAACACACAATTATAGTTATTTGGATTCGGTATAAAATGTAATGCTACTATTCTTTGTGTTTGAACTCTAAGCCTTTCATTACTCCTTATAAATTCAACATAAGTGTAGTTATAAGAAGCTTGTTGATCTATGCAGAATGAGCCGTCTTTGGTTCTTCTGACTCTACCTAAATTAGACACCTCATACATACCTAAAAATAAAGAAGGTATTCCATTTACAACAGGCAACCACTCTTCAAAATGGGTACTCTCTTTTAAAGTCATCCGTATCGTATTTTAATGTTTCAAACTTATATTTCATTTCTCTATCAATTTCATCATAATGATACTTTAAATATTTTCTAATATTTTCAGTATTGGTTAATGCTTGTATGTTTTCTAAAGTATATCCATCACTCTCCTTAATTCTATCAATATGTAAGCAGTCTTTTTTACGGCCCTTCCTAGCAATATAGCTTGTTGTGATACAGAATTGTGTAAACTGCTCAAAACTGAGATCAAATGGTTTACAACGTCTTTTCGCGTTATCTTTAAGCGATTGGTATGCATATTTTTCTGGGTTTTTAAGTCTTTGGCATTTAGAACAATAATTGTATTTCATTATCTTTCTGTTGCAGCTTAAGCATCTTCTCTCTGTATGATTTAATTGTTTGCTCATAAATTTTTTCTGATCTATAAATCCAACCATTATTATATTTTTTGAACTTAGCATACTCCTCTAAAGCGGCTACTCCGCCATCTGAAATTACCTGGTTGATGACCCAGCCCTGTTTATATCCACGCTCCTCCGCTCTACGTTCTAAATTTACAAATTTTTCTAATGGTGATTCTATTTGTTCAATATATACTAAGTCTATATTAATTTCAATTTTAGGCGTTTCAAATATGTAGCCGCAACTACAAATTTTTTTAGAAGCTAAAATTAAACAACCGCAGCCTGGGTTGCCATTTTTATCTATTTTTGGTTTCTGATTTATTAGGCCACATTCTTTCACTGGAGCAATACCGTCGGCTCCAGGTTTCTGGTGCTCTAAACTAAATGCTCGTTCTTGTTGGTATACTCCTAACCTTTCTGCGTTGGAACCAAAATCCAATATGTTGAAATGGTCTTTCCCAGGCGAAATTCTGCTTCCCCGGCCAATCATCTGTAGATATAGTGCTTCTGATGTGGTTGCTCTACATAATATTACTGTTTCTATTGGTTTATGATCGAAACCTTTTGTATATATACCTGTATTTACAAGTACCTTAAATTTTCCAGTTTTCCATTCAGATATTATCCTATCGCGGGCACCTGAATAGGTCTTCATATAGGCTTCAAATTTGACAAATAAAGCAACTTTTTCCTTGTACCTTGTGAGTTGTTCGGCGTTGCAATCTGGATCAAATTTTGGCCTCAAAACAGCCGATGTAATGAACTTTGAAACTATACCTCTATCATTAAATGCTTTACATGTATTTAACGTGTGTTCAATATTTGTGCAAAATATTATAGTAATAGTATTATTAGCTATTTTTTTCCAATTATCAACAACACTGTCGTATGAGATAGTTTGCTCAAATCTTTTGAACATTTCCCCTTCATTATAGTCTCCAAATGAGTTTAATCCAAGTCCATTTATATCAAAATGTTTTGGTGCGAAATATTTATCCTTGACTAAAAAGCCCCGTGTAATTAATTCGTGAATGTGTGGACCAACAACTAAATATGAATAGTCTAATTTTAACTCACGCTGTTTTTTTAATCTTATTGGTGTCGCAGTAAAACCAAGAATAAAGGCATCGCTTCTAAACGCTTTGCTTTCAAAATATATATTAAACTCTTGAACATGAGACTCGTCTATAATAACAATATCGAACATCATAAAGAATCTATTCCAAGAAGGTTTGTCGATTCTTTTTCTTAGTGTTTGAGACATTGCCACGTAATTTGAAATAGCTAAAGGTGGTTCTTTTTGACCTGCTAATATTGCTCGTGTATAAACAGAGAACCGTTTAAGGGTGTCATCAGTCCCAGTTAGCAACTCAATTCTATCTGTTATTATTAAGACTAATTTATTCTTATCTTGAGCTGATTTTGTTATAGCGCTAAATATAACAGTTTTGCCCGACCCAGTTGGAGACTGAATCAGGATATTTTTATGTTTGTCTGCTATTGCAGTACGAACTTCATTTATAATTTTTTCTTGAAAATCATATAACTTCATAGTGGGTGCTTAGGGAATCGAACCCATTTAGTCCATTTAAACCTGCACCCTCCTTATGAACTCATGTAGGAATATTCACATCTACAGGTATGCTTATAAAAGCTTCAGCATTTTCTACCTACTGAAACTAGAATGGAAGATCGTCTTCGTCTGAGGCTGTAAATGACGTATCCTGCATAGCTGGTTTCTCAACTTGTTGATGTTGAGTATTACCATTAATCATACACAGACTACCAATAATCGGCATTGCCATTTGCTCTTCTTTTGTCATCTTCTCGCGAACTTCTTTTGGCAAAGACTGCTTAACGATGTGAGTTTGTGTGATTGCGCCATCTTTGTCTGTCTGTGGTGTTTTCAGATCGAACATTACCATATCAAGATACACGTTACCTTTCTCTGTGTAAAAAAGATTGTTTTTCTTGATTGGGATAACTATGCATTTAATTTTTTCTGCATCCTTACCTTTTCCCTGTGGAAAATCAACAATTTTGTGACTAGCTAATGAAGCTAAATTTAATTTACCAAAATCTGCCATAACTTTAATTTTTA